TTGCATTAAGGATTGAACGACCTTCTTCAGAATCAGATCCTACGGCTGGTAACGCTTGTTCTAGCAAGTCTTGTGCCATTGACAAGTTAATCATTGCTGCTTCACGGTTACCCATTTTTGGTTCTGGGGTACTCATTGGAGAACCCATAGGAGGAGCAGAGTTTTCAGACATCCCTTGTGGATTCTCTGGAGCTTCAGGCGTACCGCCTGGAGTAGCACCATCCCGTTGGGATTTAATCATTTGCATCAACTGGTCTGAAGGTACGCCCATAACTTTTCCTGTTAAGTTTTCAATAATCGTAATCTTAATACAACACTTGTCAAGTGGGGAGGTTTATTTAGTTTCCTCCTCCCCGTAGGACTTATTCGGTCAGTCCGAAATAATCCTTACGGATTACTTACGACCTTTACGACCTTTGCGCTTTGGGCGTGCCATGAGATTTCTCCTTAATAGCAAGCGGTCACCTATTTCATGGGGAAGGCAGCCACACCCCTTTTCCTCACGAAGGAAACTAATTAACGCTTAGACTTGCGTGACTTTTTATGTGCTTTGCGGTACATATTCATCTCCTAATTTAACTATCCCCTGATTGCCCTACCGTAATTCCGAGTTTTAGGACTGCGATCAAAACTCTGAACACCTTGTACACGATACTGCAAATTTGGTCCTTTTTCACCACGCTTGAGTGATTCAGTAGTTACTCTTGGCTGATCTGCTTTTGGTTGTACATTACCTTGTGCCATTACTGCGCTCCTTCTTTCTTAGAGTGCTTCTCTTTAGGCGCTTGAGCTGGTGGCTGTGGCTGTGAAGCCTTTTGCGCTTTCATCTTCTTCAAACGCTGTATAAGCAATTGTTTACCTGGAGCTTCCACCATGTCAAGTAAAGATTCTTCATCAATTGCACCTGCTTTGTACAGGTTAAATGCCAATTGTTTTGTATCTTCAGTAAAGATTGGGCTGTTTGAATGTGCATCCACCTTGACTACATAATCGTTGGTAAATTGCTCAGCAATAAACGGTACATCTTCCGTATCTTTGTAATGGGTTGGATCGTACTGTTGCATGAGCTTGAGGTACAGTGTTGCGACCTTTTCCAAGCTATCTTCCACAATCAAGGCACGCTTTTTAGCTCTGGAGCTACCAAGACGGGCTAATTGGCTTGCATGACCAGCAGAGCGAACACCAGATTCGCCTTTTCCTTGCAACACATTACCAATACCTGATACTTCTTCAAACATTGCGCTGATCTCATGAATCACCTCAAACAGATCAGGTGGCATCTGAGGAGCTAGTCTTTCTGCCTTAGCGTTGGGCATATCTGACGAAAGTAAGCCACCAGCACGGTTTAAAGCAAAATTTTTCTCATCTAAAATGCCAGAAAAGCCAGTTAACGCTGTTGGAGGGCTAACTTGCTTAGATAACAAATCCAAAATCTCTACCCAACGGACATTGAGCAATACTTGGAGTTGCATGAGTTTTTGAACTTCAGATGCACCCCAAAAGTAGTTTGGCAGTGGGTTAGGACAGATCTGTACAAAAGGACACTCGCCTTTTAAAAACAGTGATGCTCCTGGGCGGTCATAAATAATGACATTAGGCGCTGCCATTGTGACTACTTGATAGTCAGCAGTTTCATTATTCCACACCCACAGCTCAGTCATCTCAACGGTATCTTCACCGACTTGTGGCTTGTAGCGGTTTACACCATACAGATCAAGGTTAATGTTTCCGTAGATCGTAGGGTTGGTTTGTGACATCACAATACGGTTTACTGCTTCAGGGATCTCAGATTCAGATACCCGTGTTCCAGTAGTAATGCGTTTTACGATGTCATCACGCTTGGGATGGGAATACAGACGGGCATATAGCTCGGACTTGGTAATGTAGTAAGTTTGGACAAGGGCTTCTTGCCTGTCTGTATAAGAGATGTCCTCCCTGAGAACACCAATAGAATCAGGTTCAATGAGGTAAGGGTTAATGCCGTTGTTGTAAACGAGCTTAACAAATGTGGTGTTGTAAACCAATGCCCATGTCAATGCTGTAGAAAACACTTGGTCTGCATTGGAGTTTAGCCACTCGTCATTGAGGGCTTGTGTTAATCGTGGTGTCTTGCGTTGCTCAGCTTCATGAACCGATGCGCCTAGCTGTAAGGAGAAGCGAGTAGTTTCAGAGCTGTAAAGGAAACTGGTAAGTTGATCTAAGTGAGGATTGATCTTATTGAAGTACGCTGGCGGTTCTTCAGGACCAGCGCCAAACAAATAATAAGCCCGCTGAGTGGTGTAATCACCTTTGCGGGCTTCTTTCGATACCAAGCACTTGGCAATAATGTCTAAGTAGAAATCTTCTCTTGCTTCAGGGCTTGACGGTATTCTCATCGCTTAATCTGTAAGTTATCAGGATCTCTCATTGTAGAGCTTGGATCAATTGTAGGTCCTTTTATAACTCCAGCTTGTTGCGGTGTCAAGCCCACTTGCTCATCTCGTACAGGTTTAATTGCACCACCTCTAAGAAGTGATTGCATATTTAATCCTTGGAAGCCTTGCGAACCACCTCCCCAGATAGCAGCATCGCCTGGGCGTGCTTCTTTTGGCGCTTCGGGTTGCGGGATGGGTTTTCTGGAGAGCTTGTCTTTGTCAACTCCTTTTTTACGGGTTGCGTACTTTTCAGCTTGCTCGTATTCTTTTTCGGTGAACTTGTTTTTCTTGGTGAGGAAGTTTTCTTGGTGTTCGCCTTCCTTTGTGGTTTTGATGTCTGACATTCCGAACTCGATTGCAAGTTGCTTGGTTGACTTATCAGTGAACTTGGTTTTTGCGCTGATAAGGTTAGGAGCTTGCAAAAATACGACCATAACTTCTTCATGACAATCCTTCATTGGACATTGTGGTTTACGGGCTTCAAAGTATCCATGTTTAGGACACTTGTAATCATTCGTTACTGCCATTGTTATTTCCCCTTCAGTTGCTCGTCAAGTGTTAAATCTGAATAATCATGTCTTGGCTTAATACCAAGGTTAATCTTAATCTCACCGTTAACCAATGTCAATTTAGTAGATTTATGCAGTACAGGCTTAGCTTCTTTGCGATATTGGACAAATAAACTGCGATCACGGTTCTGCATAATGGCTACTTCGCCACCAATCCACTCTTGATACGCTTTAGATACTCGTCTTTGCACATATTCGGTCAATGGTTCGGTTTCATTTAGGAAAACATCTCGTATATGGGCTACAGACAGACCAGCAAGATCAGCAAACAGTGGAATAGAGATACCACGCTCTTTATCCTGTAAAAAGCGCTTAATAATCCGTCTTAGCTCAGATCTACTGTGGATTACCGTTGGAATCGCCATAAACGCCTATTCTTTTCAAATAATCACTGACATTACGCCCAACAGTGAGCTGTTCAGGGGTGAAATCATCCTGTACACGGGATACACGCTTAGTTAGCTTTTGGGCTATTAGCCTAGGTTGCACTTGTTCAGCATAAGCAGCGCAAGCTAGGGCAGTAGCAATCACCCGATCATCCTTGTTGCGCCCTGATGCTTCAATAGAACTGCCATCACGAATAGTAGTTTTCATTTCCTCGATGGTGTCCATATCCCAGATGTCTAGCATCCCACGCTCAAAATAATCCTTCATGTAAGTCAACATACGCTCTTTAGTCGCTGCCGTTGTCATCCACCCAATAGAATTACTGATTCCTCCAAGGGTATCATTTCTGCGCCAGATGTAGTTTTGCATATTGCCGTACACATCCATCAGGTCTTTCCCTAATGCTGTACCCATTGCAGCAGCTTGGCGCTTCAGATTACGCAATTCATTGATAACCGCTTGCCCTGGACCATTGATTTCAAGGTTCAGAGTAGAGTTTTTATAAGCACCAGCTAAGTGAGCAATCACCCAAGCGAACTGATAAGTGTTTAATTCTGAAGTGGCAAACGATGCTACTTGCTCCAATCCGTCAGCATAGACACGAAGGACTTGAATACAGAATCGGTCTGCCCAATCGCTAGATCCGTAAGCAGGATCAGCACCGATAACATAATAAGCAGTATCCACAGGTTCTTCCCAAACCTTGAGCGTGGCAAGGCGCTCGGTGGATTTGAGGACTTCCGTATCGTGAAAGTTAACTCCAAAAGAATATCTATAGGATTGGTAAGGAACTTTCTTGAGTTTTTTAACGGCATCCGTACACCTCGCATTAGAGAAGAAAGAAGTACCTGTCATCACAAAGGCGTAGTCCTCAGTAGGAGGAAACTCTTGATACATGAGGGAATCATCCTTAATACCTTCAAGCATCTTCCAACGCCACCACGCTATCTGGCGAGAATTGATCTCTACACCATACAGCTTCTTAATATCACGAACCCACTCTTTTTCTTCACCAGTGAGTTTGCCATCCCAATAGACTTTATAGGTTTGTCCTTCAGGATCAAGGGAATACAGCTCATTACGCCACCAGCCACAGAAAATGGCACGCTGAGTTCTAGCACGCTTGGCAGTGGTGTACATATCGTGAAACATATTGAACCCCCGTGCCGTACTCTCAAAAGTGTATAGACGGTCAGGGTTGGTTTCAGCCAAGGAAGCCAAGAGAGAAGCTAGTCCTTCTTCATCTCCCCATGAGCTGGTTTCCGTTCCATGTAGGTATGTAATAGCCTTACCACGACCAAGACTTCCTTTCGCTCTAAGCCCAGCGACTTGATAAAAGATACGGCTGCGGTTTTTGAGGGAAAGCTGATTTCGGTTGTGAGCAAGGATCGGGATTTTAAACTCTTTGGGCAAACCATCCATATACATGGCAAGGGTTGTTCGGAACATATCCCGATTTTCTTCCGTATCTGTTGTGAGTGTGCCTTGAAGCCCTGGGTGCATGAAGTGCCAGTAGAGGTCAAGTGCGAGGGAGATTGTTGTGATTCCAAGTTGCCTTCCTTTCAAGATAACAAAAAAGTGGATGTCATCTTGCAAACCTTTTGCGATTTCATTCATCACATAGGTTTGAGTACCAAGAAGGTTATCCATCTTGCGTAAGCCTTGCTCTTTGGTTTCAATCTTGAGCTGCTTACAAAAGTAGTAAAAATGTTGGAGGTTAAATTTACTCATGGTTTAACCAAGGTAATTTGTTGTCGTATTTCTGCAACATCGTATAGTTGCCTTTCTCAAAGAATCCACGATCAACAGAATATTCGTTACCACCTAGTCGAAAGCAAAAGGTACGCTCTCCTGACCAAGTGAACTTTGGAAAGACTTGTTTTGCAGTGGCATAAAACTTACGATCTCCACCCCACCCTGGCTGTGCTAAGACACTAGCAATCATCTTGAGGTTCTCGGTTTTCATACCCCACATACACCAATCTACAAAGCGGTGACCTTGGGCTTGCCAACAGTCGTGTAGCTCTCCTAGAGCTTCGCAGTCATCATCAAGGACATAAGCGCCATCCTTGTCATAAACGGATCTTAAGCAATATGCCCAATCGTAGCCTTCATCAATCTTAGCCATGATGGATTGCACATGATTCGGTTTATACCAATCATCGTCATTGCAAAAGAAGGTGACATCCTCGTTCACTAAGAGTGAGGAAGCTGCGTACAGTCTGCGACCTTCTACATCCTTGCCACCGACATAAGAATCCCAATAGCAAACCTTTACGCAATCGCTCCCATGCAGATTTCGTATATCCCAAAAGGTTTGAAAATCCCCGTCACAAAAAATGTAATGTTTAACGGGGTATGTTTGGCTTGCTACAGACATCAAGCAATTTAACAATTCGCCTGGGCGCTTCCCGTTGGTCACGGTCACTACGGCTGCGGTTTTCATTTGTAATCATCCTGTGGATCAAAAGGCATGGAATTTAAACCAATCAATACGCTACCCGCTTTAATTTCAAACATATGATGTTCCCCTGGGGATACGGTATAAATTTCACCAATGTTCATTGATGTAGCACTTTTCCCCTGAATGTATAAAATTGCAGATCCTTTGCACAAAACAAACAGCTCTGTCTTAATTTTGTGAGAATGGTTGCCAACAACGCAATCTTTCTTTATTTCTAAGAGCTTGGCTTCAGGAAAGCTATGTAGCACCCTTCTATCATCTTCTTCTGGCATTTCTTCCCAATCAAAGTCTTGTACAGTCCATTTCCAAGAATCAGGTATGTTTTTTGAACCTAACCAACTTTGACCATTCCAATAAGCCTTTAAATCACCAATTTTGTAATAACCAGGAACTAAAGGATTTGTTTTCAATTGTGCTTCTCCATCCGTTTTTCTTCAAAGTTAGGCAAATCCCAATAAGCCACCTTTAAACGGGCTGTATGGTTCTTAGCAAGGCTAATTAAGCCGTCATAGGTCATTGGACTGTATTTCTCTCGCCATTCTTTTGCCAAGGCTATCTTTTGTTTCTTGGTCTTGCAAGAAAGCGCCCTTAACATCTCAGTCTTATAAATCAGGCGCTCTTTTGATAGCTGCTCAATGTCTTGCATCGCCATCCTCTGGTCCATCTAACAAGGACTTGAGGTAAGCAATCTCGTTTTCCGCTTGCATTAACAACTCTGATGACTTGGCATGAACTCGCATTAGCTCATGAAAAATTTGATCCTTTTCCATAGCCCAAATCCGTTGCATATACATCTTCTTGGCTTGGTCATCGGCTTTCTCAATGTACTGAGCTACCGACATTACATTATTG